TTATCTCTTCCCGCACAATGTGCTTTCTGAGAAAATCCTTTTGGATTTGAGCAATCTATACTCTTTTTATATTTATTAGACCAACTTTCTTTAAATTGTTTAAACGTTTTCATCTTCTTTTTGCTGCTTTAACAATTTACTAAGTTCTGCTGTGGATCCTATGAACAGTGCATTATTTGTGACACTTGTAGGACCTTTCTTTTTATCATCAGACTGAATGTCCTTCAATTTCTTTTGCAAGTCAATTAACTTTTCAGTTGCATCAGATACGCTTTTTATTAACTGCCCAGCAACTTCGTATGCTCTTGGCATCTCAGTTTCTTGGGCAAGTTCTATAACACCATTAAGTGCTTCTTGACCTTTTTCTATGATAGAATAGAGATTTCCTCTACTATACTCATAGTCTTTCCTAATATCTTCTGATACTTTTTCAAACTTATCTATTGAACTTTCTACTTCAACACTTTCAACTTCAACTGTCGGTTTCATAGTTTCTTCTACATTAAAGGTCTCATCTAAATTGTCAAATTTATTACTCATAATTATCAGAAGCTATCGCTAAATCCAAAGTCATCTCCAATTTCAATGTATGCATTGTCTGCTGAAGTTATTACACTTACACCAGATCCTGATACGTGAAGAGATATTGGTGTTCCATATTCCCCTCTAGAAACTGTAAGTTTATTTCCAGTCTTAGATTTAACATACAATGTTTCTGTGTCTATGGTAATATAAGACCCCTTAGATATAGCAGAAGAATCTGCTACTTCAAACATAGTTGCCTCTAAGTTAATATCCTCTGAAAGTGAAGTAGAAATTTCATCAATATATTTCTTAGTTGCTTGTGGTTCTACTCTGTAAGTAATATCTCTTGTAGGAGTTCCAGTATTCTCTCCGGAAACAAAACCAATAGCAACTTTTTTGACAACATCTTTCGAGGAATCCTGAGAAGTTGGTCCAAAAATGTATGTTTTTGCTGTAAATCTTAAAGTATAAATTAATGCTCTTCTTGAAGTAAAATCTCCTTCATAAGAATCGTCCATTGTAATATTGTCTAACGTGATTGGAATATCTCTATTTTCTCCAATCAATTCCACCAAATCAATACTTATACTATATGAAGGTTGGAAATACGGAAGTATCTGCTCTACTATCTGGAGCATATCATCATTACTTTTTGTCATAATTGACAATTCAAAAGAAACATTATATGGTACTGGCATATAAGTTACTCTTAAATCACTCTTATCAGTTTTTGTTGAAGAAACAAAGCTCTGAATAGGAGTAACTTTCCTTGTAGGATCATAACTCAATCCTACCATTTCAAATGAAAGTCTTGGAAGAGTTATCTGAACTGGTTTGTTTAAATCTGGGGATTGTTCGAGTCTTGCTAGGAACTTTTGAGTTGGTCCATATGCAATTGGAACTTCAACAATAGGAAAAACATTATCGGAGGAATCTTTTCTTTTAATCTTTATACTATTAAATAAGGTTCCAAACCCGATTACAGTTTTTCTTATAATTTCGTTATAAAAATATTCAAACATACATTTGTCCAGATACTATTGATTATTTAACTATTTAAGGTGTTCCAAATGGATTTTTTTCTGTAAAGTTCAGTATTTGATCTGCTTCCGTCTCAATTTCTATATTTTGACTGTAAGCATCATCCGTGTCTACCGTATTTATGGATAAAACCTTATATGTTGCGCCAGATTCGCTGCCAGTGATAATTTCACCTACGGAGAATTCTCCGGTGAAATTCTTCAATTCCAAATCATTTGTGACTGAATTCCAAGACTCTACAAGAGCGGTTGCACTACTTGCAGATCCTGTAACAACTTCATTGAAAGTAAATGAACCAGATCCAAGTAAGTATGGGTCGGAAATCCTTACAGTCGGTGCTTCGGTGTATCCAGCACCAGTGTTTGACAATCTTATTGCAGTAATAGATCCATTAGTGAGTATTGCAACAGCAGAAGCAGAGGTAGATGCTATTCCAACAAAAGATACTATTGGTGCAGAATCATATCCTGATCCTCCATCAGTTACTGTAATTACACCAACTGCTCCATCTGAGATCGTTGCTGATGCAGCAGCACCAACCCCTCCACCACCAAAAAATGCAACCATTGGTACAGAGGTGTATCCATAACCAGGATTTGTAAGTTGCACACCCTGTACTTTATATTTTTCATCTGTTTCTGAGCAATAATCAAACATTCCAGTTATTAGTGTTGCAATTCCAACCGCAGTTCCTCCAGAAGATGGTGAAGAAGATATTGCAACTCTTGGTGCTGAGGCATAATCTCTACCCCTATTCGTTACTGTAATGGAAGATACTGCACCATTTACGATATTTGTGATTGCTGTTGCAGTTCTTCCAGATCCAACCAATCTGAGAGTTTGAGTATATGCCTGATCGACAAAATTATCATCTATCTGTTCAATATCAGTATCGACAACCTCATCGCCATATCTGAAGAGTTCACATCTCAATTCATAGACATAGTTCTTTTGTAGTTGATAAAATGGAGATTCGTGCTCAACATACTTTATTTCAAATATTCTATCCCCCAAAGGAAAATATACTAAATCTCCTTCTTTGGGTCTAGTTGAAAGTTCTATATTGCTAACTGGTTTTATCAAAGGGGAAATATAGTTCTCGAATCTTTCTTTGGATATTACAAGAGTCAAATCATCAATATCTTGGATTCCAAATTTTGACAAAAGAGTTCCTTGTCCACCATAACCATCATAAGAAGAAACATATGCTTCAATTGGGTAAGCCTTATCAAACTTTGATTGTATTACTTCGGCGATTACTGTATTTTTAGTGATGTATCTTCTAGGAATATAATAAACCTCAACACCATACATTCTTATCTGTTCATTTATTAAATCTTGAACTAGATTTTGTTCTCCTTTTGATCCCTGAAGAAAGAATGGATTAAGCATAATTATCCTATAAAGTCTAATGGTGGAATTTCATAATAAGATGACATTTGCTCCATTATCATATCTATTTCTCTTTGAGCATCATCGTATAATTGTCTACCATTAAACTCAATACCTCCGGGAAGTTTAACACCTTGGAATTTAATTAAGTTTTGCCCCCATTGCCTCTTAATTAGAGACGTTAGATATTTCTTTAACCAAGAATCATTCCATACATTAGAATAATCGTTTGGATTTAATGCACTGTAACAGTCAATAACCAAGTATTCTCCAACAACTAAACTGCTCCAGTCAATATCAAGATATAATCTATTTTGTCTTTTATTGAATCTTATTTGCTTTTGAGTTGTAAGTAAAAAGTCAATATCTTCCAGATATGTTTTAGTCATTGCATAAGTTAGCAGTTCTGTTGAACCCCAATAGTAAATATCATTTAAAAATAATTGATATTTCAAACTAAACATATTTCTAGAAATGTCATTAGATCCTTCAAATTGAAAAATTTTATTAATCCCTATAATATGATTTGGAATTTGAAGGAAATTGGCATTTTCAAAGAAGTTAAAAGTTTCACTTGTTGTTGATGTTGCCGAAGTTGTGGCAATTCCAACACCACCATTTTTTGCTCTACCTCTATCAACATCTTCTTGAGTAACTCTATATTTTAAATACGTTTGAATTACTCCATCAAAGTGCCTTTCTTGAAAAAATTGCACAGCATCATCGACAAGATCTTCTATTTGTTCATCAGCAACATTAATTTCTAAAACTGGATGTCCCAGTTTCCTTTTACAATAATCTATTAGTTCTTGTCTTGATGATGGTTGTGCCATTATTCTTTACAGTTTATTTTTCCTATAATATCTATCATTTCATGTTATTCATTAAAGAAGAAAGCATTGACTTTATTTCATCAATATTATTTTTAATTTCACTCATTTCATTTTCTAGATTTTCAATTTTTTTAGAGTTGTTTTGCTTGCTTCTTTTCAAATTTAAATAATTTTGATATTCCAAGTAATTTGTGTTTAAAATTGCATTTGTACTTTCATCCCTCACCAGGTTCACATCTTCTTTTACTTTCTTTTTCATTATGCAACAGCAATAACTCTTAAATCTTTAATTCTTGGTGGATATGCCTGATTTGTAGAAGTTCCAACAAGTTTTATGCTAAAATACCTAAAAGATTCTAGGTTGTTTTCAGTAAACTCATATTCTCTAAATGCTTCTAAAGGACTTTCATTTGTCAATAAGTCAACTTTCTGAACCTTTCTGTCAGGATTTCCATCAGACAAAGACTCATCTATTGTTTGACCAAGATTATTTAAATTATTGAATCCTGGGAATGGAAAATATATTGGATCTTCATATGGATCCTTTTGAATTGAATAAAAGGCTCTCAAATCACTAAAAGTATTAACATAAGCAGTACAAAGAAGTTTTATAGAAGTTGCCGGAACTTCCAATGATATTATATTTGAAGCGTATGTAAATGCTGTTGGATCTTTTTCTAAACTAGAAACTCGATCATCTGTGGAATAATTTTCTATTCTCTTATTAACTCTGTTTGAAGTTAAAATAAGTCCAACTCTATCTAAATCTACTGTCGGAGAAACATAAGAATCTCCACTAAACAACTGTAAATTTAATGTTAATGATTTATTTCCAGGAAGATTATTCAATCCAACAGACTCATTAACTTTTGAAAATATAGCTCTTGGACTAGAAAGATAGTTGTTAGAATCTAAATTTATAGACTCAAATCCATTATCTTCAAAAGAAGTTTCCGATCCATCAATACTTCTTCCCGAAACTGTTCTAATAGAAGGTGTTATAGTTGTTCCACTAAGAGTCAGTGTTTGAACAGTTGGTCTTACAATATTATATTGAATATTTTGAGTTGCATTTATATCCTCACCTCCAGTTGACTTGGATTCTTTAATATAAAGTTTAGGGTCTATACTTCTATCAACACCAATCAAAGTAGATCCATCGCTATCTGTAGATCCTGTTCTCAGTTTTATGTAATAATAATCTAAACCTATTGGATCTGGTAAAGTAACTTCTTCCAATCTATGGGTTTTATTTATCCTTCTCAGAGAAATAGAGTTTAATTCATATTTTCCTACAACATCTCCTGAAAAGTGATCTTCAATTTTTGTTCCATCAATTCCTCTTGTTATTCCTGTAAGAGAAGTTGCAGTTGTACCATTATATCTGATGATCTCATCATCTATTACAACATATCCTGGATTTGAAAAAGAAACTGGCAAATTTTCAAAGGTTCCATAATTTGTGGTTGAGTTTACAAACAACTCACCAGTAGAATTTTTATCATAATCTGCAGTCAATGTTATTGGTTTTATATCACTTACAACGTTTGAAATAGAAACTCTGTCTGTTGGCGAATGGTTTCCATGATTTTTGTGATTTACTTTTATATGAAGTCCATCATTAATAATTGCCTTACCACCTGTTGGTATTATGATGTTGCTGCCCAAAGGTGTAGAAGTTCCCGAATTGTTTATATAGTTTAAATTGTATCCAGCACCTTCTTTAAATTCTCCTTGAACATTATCCAATAAAAGTTCATTGGTTCCTGCAATACCGACCAAAGATAATCTCAGATTTCTTCCCAGTTTACTGCCACCAAGAGTTTCTACTGTAAGAACGTCTCCAGCAACATAACCACTACCGCCAGAAGTTATTGATGCTGCTATAGCTACTCCACTACTGTCAATTTCTATGTCTGCCGTAGCATCTGCACCAGTTCCTGTTAAAGAAACCAAACTTTCATTAAAGTATGTTGCTGGGCCAACATACCCTATTCCACCATTTACAATATTTAAAGATCCTGTTGCTGATCCAGCAGAACCAACATAATCTCCAGATCCATCGGACAAATCTTGCTGAACAGTATTTCCAAGAGTTAGTCCAGAACCTGTCAATAATTGATCCAACTTTATTCTTATAAGTCTAGAATTCATTTCAAATGAGTTTGAAGTCAAGTTTGCAATTTGACTATTCCCTACACTTAACTCTGGACTATAAAAATTAATGTCTCCAGTTGGTTGGGTGAAGTTTGCCCTATAAAGTTTAAATTTTAAATCTTGATATGGTTCTTCTATCCAACTTGAAGAATTTTGAGATTTGAAGAGTCCTCCATTGAGAGGTTGTTTATCAATAA